ACATAAGCACCTGCGAACTTAGAATCTTTGTCAGACCTGTCCATCTGAGGAACGACGATGTTTCGTTTCTTCAGATAATTATAGATTATAGTGTCCCATAGTCTAACTTGAAACATCGGGTCAACAAAATTTACTTTGGCATCAAATGCCATAGTGATAACAAGTTCAATGAGACGAAGTTTATCCTCCATCCTGTCAACCAATTCCACGTCAACAATGTTGTAGTCTACAAACTTCTTCCAGTCACCATCATAGAACTCTTTGAAGGTGTTGAACTCTGAGTGATCCAACTTCTTCTGTCCCAGTTCTACTTCTGCAATAAAGTCCAACCTATAACTTTCTCTATTTACATAGGTGAACTTCTTATAGAGTTCCATAAAGTCAAGTGTTGTAACACCTGCAATATCAAAGATATTGTGAGGTCTGCCATTGATATACAGTTCACTATGTTTGACGATATTCCAAGGTGAAAACCTTCTCATCTCCTTGGTTCCCATGATACGGTCAACCCTACCACATAGGTATGGAATATCATACAACCTACAGTTCCAACCAGTGATAACTTCTGGAGTATTCAATTGCCACCAATCAAGGAACGCTCTCAACATATCCACTTCTTCTTCATAGTGGTAATATGTCACATTGTCCTGTGAGGGGGTGTATGGTTTCCGTCCCCAAGTCTTGATCTGTTTGGTATTGTAATCCTGAATCGAGATAGTCAACATCTCCTCAGCACAAGAATCGGGTGAAGGGAACCCAGATTCCGACTTCACCTCAATATCAATCGTGACCAGTTGGATCTTTGACATATCCCACTTGATCTCATCCTGAGGATACTTTTCAGAGATATATTGATACAGGTATCTGTCGTTGCCATAGATCTGGAAACCATCAACACCATCATACTTCTGAAAGAAGTCGCGACACTCCCGAACTGAACCGGGTTGAATAGGTTCTACATTCTCACCTTCAAGTGTCTTCCATACCGATTCACGGTTGGACTTCACATAAAGAGTGGGACGGAAGTTCTCTTTATACTGAACACTCTTACCATTCTCATGTCCACGAACCAGGAAATCATTACCAATGACCTGAACAGATGTGTAGAAATTCATTCCTTGACCAGGTCAACATACTTATCCAACAGTGTACCACTGGGTTCGACAATAGTCAAGATCTTATCCGAGTGAATGCGGAAGGTATTCTGGTTTGACAGATTGACCAGCCAGGGTGACAGGGTTCCGTCATCCGCAACCACGAAGGGTTCGGTCAGTTCACAGTCTGGTTCTCCAATATCTCCACCTACCTCATCAATCTGTGTCAACAGAATCAGGTTCTGAAGAATCAGAAGTTTCACGTTGTCTTTGTTCATAATTTTGGATGTTAGTTGTGTACATATCTAGGAGATCATCGATAGGTTCCATGATACTCACCACCCAATCTGCTACCACAGGAATCTTCTGATCCTTTGCAAGTGGTGCCCAAGGTGTGATACGAAGTTTGAATGGTGATCTAGAACGATCCTGTGCAGGTTCATTACCTGTAAGTTTGACAGAACAAGGATAGTTGAAGAAGTATCCAACTACCTTCTCTCCGACAACCATCTCTTCCAGGTCTGCAATAACGTCTTCACCTGATTTGAGTAATACTACTTTTACAGTCACAGTTCAGCCAACCTCACTTTGTTTGCAGCAACGGTTGCACGATATACAGCGATGGCTTGAATCACTTCCGGTGATTCTTCCCAACTCCATTCTTCGGTACGACCTTTCTTATCGGTCTTTTCCCATCTACGAATTGACATGTTGAAATACTATCTTCCTTTATTATAGTGCAAAAAAAGGGGAGGGACAACCTGATTGCTGACCAGGTGCCCTCCGCGGCGACGATATGAATTATTTAGAATCGCCACCACCCAGGAGATACCTCCTCTTACGGCTCTCTGGGATTACACGATCCAGTTTAACAACCAAGAGACCATTCTCAAAGGTCACATCTGAGACCTCAGTGTCCTCAGAGATGGACCATGAACGGGTGAAGTTTCGTTGGGCCAACCCACGATGGACATACTCACGGCCGTCTGTACCCTCTCTGGAACCCTCTACCACCAGGTTCCCCTTCTCGGTGTAGACCTTAACCTCATCCTTCTTAAACCCTGCCAGGGCTAGTTCCAGGTAGGAATGGTCATCATCAATTTTGACAACATTGTATGGAGGATAGTTTTGTGCTTCATGGGTGAACAGATGATCGAAATAGTTATCCATTCCAATCGTGTTTCGTTGCAAACGATCCATCAGTTGGTTGATGTTTGCAGAATTGTAGCGAGCTAGTGTGGACATTGTACTCTCCTTAGACGAGTATGTGAACTGTGGATCCTTTCGGCCTCCACATACTAATTATAATAGATCGCATGAAAAAGAGGGTGTGGAGACCACGACCCTCTTTGTAGTAGTATCCTCAGTCATCGTGATCGTCAAAGGGATCTGATAGATTCTTGTTCTGAGGGCCAAAGGCCAACCAGACACCATAGATGGTCAATCCCAGTAATGATAGAGCAATAGAAGTAATCATGAGACGGTTTCTGTCTGGTTTTTCTTACTACCGATATTATACTTCTGTTCAAGAATCCATTCTTTCTTCTCCTTGTAGGGAAGAACTTTGATTTGGTTTAGTGGTGCAATATCAATGATTGAATCTTCTGCACAGACATCAATTAGGCCCCAGTCAGAGAGAAGTTTGGTGATACGATTTCTTCTCTGAACATCGTTGATTGTCAGGTTTGCGTACTTACCATCAAGAGCAAACAACTCTTTGAAGTGCACAATATAGTACTTACCCTGTTTGTGCAGGATATGACAAGACTGATACAACTTCTTCTCCTTACGAGAAGCTACACCAATACGGGTGAGGGTTTCACGGACTTTCAGGAAATCATCAGGTTCATTCAATCTAACCTCAATCATCTTTTCCTGAGACCACTGGACCTGTGGCTCACTACTTTGATTCATTTTTTACTCCCACCAGTTTCAAGTCGTTGTTTAATGTATGTAATTTGATCAGGAGTCAGAATCTTCATAACTTGAGATGCCTTCTCGTTACTATAACCATAGTAACGCTTCACATAATCAAGGTCGGATACTTTGTCCTTCCGAATCCAAGGAGAGAATCTCTTCCTTTTTCTCAATATATTTAGATAAAAATTATATTGAAGGTCCTTATCAAGGAAGTGATACTTGTTCATCTCCTGAGCAAACATAACTGCGTCCATGTGCCCAGACATACAACGATTGATGATATAAGGAGGATACTCACTTATAGAATGAGGATTATCATCTAAAAGATTCTCCTTAGTAAAATTTAGAGAATTCAACCAGTCTTTGAGTTCCATAATCATCTAATAATAACTTCACCACCATGGCCATAATAGTGTCTACGTCCATCTTGTCCATAACGGTGGCCATGGCTATGACCGTTATGTCCATCATGATTGTGATAATGGCAGTGACTATAACCACGGCCATAATGATTATGACAGTGACTGTGGCCACGATGATAGTGACGATATCTATGGGGACGATATCTGTGGGAACGATGAGTATAGTGTGTGTGATGACTATCAAACGGTTCCCAAAACTCTCTCCAAGTAATTGCATTAGCTGGAGATGATAGAAGTAATACTCCAGTTACCGCTAGAAGAAGTTTCTTCATTGAACTGCTGCTCTAATGTAATGTTTGTAGGGTTTCTGATCTGCCATCTTACCATTTTCATATGTAGATGAGTCACCATAGTCTTTATGGTCCTTGTAACCAATCTGTGCTCCCTTGGTTCTTTGGAGTGATGCGTTGAATACCACAAAGAAGAATACACCAGGAGCTCCAATAATCAAGGCTCCACCGAACAGATAACCAACCAGAAACTCAGCAACAGTATGATTACCGAGAGCTTCAAGTTGTGTGCTGATAAGAAAATCAATCATTAATAACCTCAACTAAATCACGAACTTGATTGGCCATGGAATGATATCCAGTGCCGATATACAATTGTCCAGCCACTACTGCAACTGTTGCCAAACCCCAGAAGTAATAATAAGTTCTGGATTTCTTTTGTCTAGGTTTCATTTGAATTCACACTCTACCATAATTTCAGTTAAACATGCCAAGAAGTTTATTTCTTGGTCTGCGACGAATCCACTCTGATACTGGTATTTCGCAATAATAAGTACAGCGGCAGCGATACCAGGACCATCAAGATGGGAGTAGATTGCATCGTAAACAGAACGAAGCAATACAGTGGGATCGTTATCAAGATTGTCAACAACCCACTTACGGACAGCCGGAAAGTCTTTTTCTTTGAGTCTCTTGAAGAGGTCATTAGTTTTTACATCCGAAAAACTTGCGAGGATTCCTGAGTCGATTTTGCCACCAACAGAGTACCGTTGAATTTCGTTGAGTACTCGACGCCAGTCTGGGAAATGTTTGTTGATGAGTTCCGCAAGAACCTTTGCGTCGTATCCAATAGCTTCTTGATCCAAGATTTGTTGGAGACGCTTGAAGAACTTCCCTGCGAGATCAACACGATCCTTTCCTTTGATGGAGAAGTCGATGACAGCACACCTTGAATGGAGGGGAGCGACGATCTTATTTTTGTAGTTGCAGGTGAAGATGAATCTGCAGTTTCCAACAAACTCCTCAGTAAAAGCCCGTAGGGCGAGTTGTACATCTGGGGTCGTGTTATCTGCCTCATCAATGATGATGACTTTGTGTTTAGCAGTTGACGAAAGCGATACGGTCGAAGCGAAATTCTTCGCATTGTTTCTGACCGTATCAAGAAAGCGTCCCTCATCGGATCCATTGATGACATAAACATCTACTCCTAGTTCGTTACACAAAGCCTTCGCTACTGTAGTCTTTCCACACCCTGGAGGACCAGACAGAAGGAGGTTAGGAACCTCTCCTTTATCTAGGAAGTCAAGGAAGGTTTTCTTAATATTTGTTGGTAAAATACAATCTTCAATGGTCTGAGGTCGATACTTCTCAACCCAGACAAATTCATTACGACTCATTAATTAGATCCAATCAGGTTTACGATCAGGGATACGAAGGTAATTATCCTTCACCCAAGGCTTAGATGCAATATACATCTTATACTTGTCAAAGATGGAAATTGAAGTATCCAACTTGAACTCGTCAGGACCAGCAAAGACAAAGGGTGTCGGACCTTTACCAGACCGTCCTGTAGGGTCTCCTGTAGGTAGTATAACACGGGCTTCGTCCAGTGTCTTGCGACAGGTGTGCTCCTTGCCAAACCGGAGCTTGTACTCGTCACACATTGCAAGACCGTGGGTGAGGAGCCACCGCCAGTTCATCACAAAGGAGTTTGCCCAGATAGTACAAGGGTGATTACGGAAGGCACCCTTCTCCGTCTTGTATGGTTCACCATCTTGTCGATGAAGTTGACCGAACCCGTGTCCCCATTTGTCAGAGCATACGATGGATAACATCTGACATGTCTCAAGTGGCATCTTGACAATGTGTTTGTCAGGAAGAACTTGAGCCGAAACAATAGGACTGGGATCAGTAACAAAGATATTCATTCAAGTGGCCTGAAGAAGGAACGATATGTAGAGTCAGTGGATTTCAACTGCTTCTTCATATATTCTACACCAGCATCAACCAGATCACCATCCCCACATGTGAAAATGTCACATATCGCCATACCCTTTTCAGGCCATGTGTGAATACTTATGTGACTCTCAGAGATCATAGCGAAACCTGTCACACCCTGTGGTTCAAATTTATGAACATTCAGGTCTAACAGGTTAGCTTGTACTTCTTTGACTGTGTAGTAAAGAACTTTACGAATCAGTTCTTGATCGTCCAATACGTCGAAAGGGCAACCCTTCAGTGTAAAGAGGACGTGTTTCATCCGAAAGTAGAATCAGGTTCAAGTGCGATGTAGTATACAACATCGATAGTCTGATGAGTAAACTTAGACAGGAGTTTAGAAGATACAGTCACGTCATAGTTACCAGGGACGATCTTCAGGTTCTCTTCTTTGAAGTTGAACACGAACTCATCATCAGTCTCACCAACAACAATCTCAAAGTCATTTGAGGTGTCATTCTTCTTGTCTCGTGCAACCAGTTTGACCACACCAGATTCACCCATCACAGATACATCGGGAACCTGATAGATTGATGCTGCCTTCTTGAGTTGTTGAAGATCTTCTGCCTTCAGTACAAAGGTCACATCCTCAGAGGGAAGAGTGATCTCTTTCTCAGGTGGTGCAACAATGACAGAGGGATCTGCGAAAAAGAATTTAGAACGACGCTTACCCTCACGGATAACAACGAATTCATCATTCTTGAAGTCCAACTCAGGACTTTGGTGAAGACTAAGACCGTTCAGAAATTGGTTCAAGTCATAGATACCAAAGTCTTTGGGGAACTCTTCTCCTACGTTGGCCTCAACCAAAATGTTCTTCATCACTGAGATTGTGCGAAGCTTAGTACCCTCTTTGAACAGGATAGATTGATTGATGGAACTGAAGTTCTTGAGGAGATTAACAGTTGATTCAGAAAGTTTCATATTCACTGAGGATAGGTTTCTCTTTTTGCGTTTTTGTCGTTGAAGTGTAACAGAAGAACAGCGTAATGCAGAATCTTCAAAATGTCACGGCGGGCTGTACCCTTCTTATCATACCGTGATGCGTACTTTAGAATGTTTGATCTACAGAATGATTCACCATCTCCACAAGCCTCGATAAGATCCAATGTCTGTACCTTATCAGTTCCGGCGGAGTAATGTTGATTATATGTGCCAGTAATATAATCGGATAGTTCTTTCAGGATGGTCTCCTCATTATACTTCCATCTAGGACGTTTGGTAGGAAAGTCAGGGATACTAAGACTGATATGGTCTTCACCCTGACCACCAGGGACACCAGAACTCGTGTATACAGGTGTTTCAAAAGAGAGTGTGTCCTTACCTGCCCCACCTAAGAAGGTGAGAGGGACAGTGTCTGCTGCACCGATAGGATTACCTACCAATTCAATGCCATCATCATACCAGAATTCATTATAGTCTTTTGATGAGGCGTCACTGATGTTGCTCATAATTTTCTTGTCAAATAAGGGACCATACATTCATAGTTCAGTATATCAGAATGGGACAGAATCTTCAAGATACATTTTGTCCTCAGTCTCATCAAGTGTGAACTCAACATCAACCTTGTCATACAGTTCAATGAAGGACTGTTTTGTTTCGTCATCGAAACGATTCAGACAGACTTGAATAGCCTTGGTCTTGTCATCGAAGATTTTGTACGCCTGAACGATGTGAACCAAACGACGGGTACTGATGACCTCTTCGATACCACCGTCATTGAAAGTCTTACGGATGATGTCTGCCCAATCAGCCAGATGCTTACAGAACTTCTCATCCTCACACAGAAGACTGAGGATCTTAGTTTCAGTAGTGGGTGTGGGATACTCCTGTTCAAAGGTGATAGGGAACCTCTCAAGGAAGGCCTCATTCAATACATTGGTCCCAATGAAACGTCCATCCTCTGAACCCTTACCCTTAGTGTTGGCTGTGGCCACCACATTGAAACCATTTTTAGGTTGAATAAACTTACCGATTTTCTTGAGGAAGATACCTTTACCTTCAAGAATAGATTGAAGACATAGGATCTTGTTAGATGCCAGGTCAATCTCGTCTAGAAGAAGTACTGCTCCGCGTTGAAGAGCCTCCACGACGGGTCCATTATGCCAGACAGTTTCGCCGTTAACAAGACGAAACCCACCAATAAGATCATCCTCATCAGTCTCGATAGTAATGTTGACACGGATCAGTTCCCTTTTGAGCTGGGCACAAACCTGTTCAACACCGAACGTCTTACCATTGCCAGATAGGCCTGTAATGAATGTAGGGTAGAACAGGCCGGACTTAATAACTTGTTTAAGATCTTTGAAATTACCAAACTGGACGAAGGTATCATCTTTTGCGGGGATAAGGTTTTGCTCGATGTGATTTTCTACTGCTGGTGATTTGAATGTGGACTCAAGTTCTTCCTTGACTTCCTCAACAGTGAGGTTCCACTTGCCACGACCTGTTTTGTAATCAGTCAGTCGTTTGGTAACGGTTGGATATCCAACACCATTCATTGCACACCAGGCTCGGATGTCACCAGTAGTGACGGACTCACCATAGAGGTTGGTGAGTGATGAAACAATATACTCGGTTGATAGTGTCATGATGATTGGGGTTCTTCAATAATGGAGCGATTTGGAGGTGAGTAACATTAACACACCAGGTCCATGAATTGACTAAGAACCTTTTTATTTAGGGTCTTAGCTTTCAGAGACTTCATGAATGCCGACTTGATTTTCACTTTACTCTCACCTTCATCAACATCAAAGGTTGTATCAGAAGAGAGTGAGTTATTGAACATCACGAAGTAAGATTCATAACCAGAGTTCTTTATAGTATAACTCTTTTCCTTACGAGCTTTCTTGGTGTCCTGTTCACTTATGAAAGTGTACCTACGAACAAAAGATGTAAACTCACGGGGATTGACCAGACGAATACCAATGAAGTTAGTATCAGGGAAGGATTGTTTAAGGTCAGTGAGGAGAACATCGGTGAACTCCCAGTACTTGTATCCAAGTTCGTAGGTGTAACCAGTCTTACGATTACGAAGGAAGCCATCATAGGATGAAGTTCTAGGAGACAATCTCTGTTCTCCAGTAGTGTAATCTTTGTAGTATCCCCAATGGTAAAGTTGATGTGCCTCACCGTCAGTGAGGATCACAGTCTGGACCTTCTGAAGATTGTTCTCTTTCTTGAACTTAGGAAGAATAGAGTGAAGACATACCAGTGACTCATTGAGAGGAGTGCCAGAAAGAGTCAGTGGACTAGGAGTGTGATATGGAACATAGGCTTTGAATGTGTAAACGATACGGAAGATGTTCTTCAGTTGAACTTCGAGTGTCTTCTTGTTTACCTTACTAGTAAAAAGATTCATCAAAGTAAAGTCATTGGAAACAAAGAAGTCACCAGGATTACCTTGATCATACTTACTAAGTGATCTTTCAGATCTAAAATTGTAAGAGTTCGTGAAGGCGTACACTTCAAAGGGAATGTTGACCTTATTACAGAACCAAATGAGGTTGTAGAGTTGTTTGATAGTGTCCATCATACAATCAGCCATTGAACCTGACCAGTCAAGAATAAAGATCAGACCATGATTCTTACCGTCAGGTATTACACTGACCTTCTTGAAGAGATCTTCGTTGTACTTGTAAGTATGAAGTTTGGAACAGTCAAGAACACCAGTCCGAGCTGTAGTGGCTCGTGCGTATGTGTCTGCTGCTTTCTTACACTCAAACTCTTTGACCAGATAATTGACTTCTTTCTGAGCCGACTTCTTGAACTGTTGATACTTACAGTCAACAAGTTCAAAGTACTCAGGATTATCGAGTGTAAATGACTCACGACAGGCTTCATGAATATCAGAGTTGGATGCGATGATGTTATCAAGGTCAACTTTGGGAACTTGATAATACTCTGGACCTCTCTTACCTAGGTTGGTATCAGTCAGTGACTGTGCTCCGTCAGTGAAGGCTTCATCAGTCTCAACCTTGAAAGGATCAACTTCACCCTCATCTTCAGAGTCAACTGATTCACCTTCACCCTGAGGTTCTACCTCATTGTCACCATCTTGAGTTTCTTTATCAGAAGAGTCAGATTCACCAGGTTGTTCGTCACCACTCTCTTGACCGTCACCAGATGTGTCAGTGGTATTATTGTTTTGAGGATGTGGTTGTTGATCTTTTACTTGATCACCGATGAACTTATGAAGAACCTCTGCTGCCATCACTGCGTCAGCAAAAGTTTCAGAAGATGAAACCAGGTCAACAATCTCTTGTTCTTGAGGTGTGAATCTTACGTCGATGAAACTACCAATCTTGAAGTGAAGATTGATACGATCAGGGAGAGACATCTTATTGACATCTTGGCCATCAATACAGAAGAAGTCATCTTTAGAAAGTTCTTCATAACCTTTGTAGAAGGACTTAGCTAGACCGGGATACTTACGTTTCATAAGTTTCTCAATCCTGGCGTCCTCAGTCACATTGACATATGCCTTAGGTATCTTACCTAGGAAATCCCATTGATTAGGTGTAAACAGTGCGTGACCAACTTCATGGCCAACCAACATATCATACACAATACCAGAAGCTTTCTCCCAGAGAGGGAGTGTCAGGACACGGGTCTCGACATCGAAACACGCCGTATCCACAGGACGGTTCTCAACCACCAGGTCTTCAGTCGCCAACAACTTTGCCAGCTGGGACTTGATCTCATAGTTGATGGTCATGGTATTGTGTGTCGTTCACTTATACAGCAGTTTAGTGGTGACTAACACTTATATCTAGAAATATGGACACTTTGCAAACTAAACCCCCACCTTTCGGTGAGGGTTTTCAGTCGGGGCCTCCGTTTTACTTTTTAGTTAGAATGTGTCTACAGAATCGTTTAGCATCATGATCAGGGATATCACATTCACTTATACATTGAAAATACTCTGTCACCTGGTCGTACCTTTCCTCCTCTGTGTTTTTTACATCCCACTCCCACGATGTTAGCTCGTTTCGAGATACCAAGTTTTTCATGACGAATCCTCCATGATATCTGTATTATATAGTGGACTTATGTTAATTTCATAACATTTCGTTAAAACTACATCTTTCTTGAGAAACCTTTAACTTTCTCAAACTTAATCACATTCTCAAACTTATCAAATAAGGATTCCTTATGTGAAATGACAAAGATGTTTGCATCTTCAATTCCCTGATCACCATACCTGATGATTTTAAGAAACTCATCTGTGCCAAATCCATCCAAAGAACTATCAAACACCTCGTCCATAATCAGGAGGTTTGTGTTGACAGAGTTCTTATACCTGGCCACCTCTCTCCAGGTAAATAGGAGAGACAAGTCCACTCTCATCTTCTCACCCTCACTGAAAGATGCGTAGGTGAAGTCCTCGTGAATGGGAGATTCAATGGTCTCATTGAACTCGGCATCAAGTTTGAAGTTAATATAGAACTCCATCTTCTGAAGATACTTATTAACTAGATTGTTGATGAGTGGTAGATACTTATTGATGATCTTTGCCTTGACTCCACCATCTTTGAGGAGGTCATAGGTAAAGTCATAGTATGAGATATCTTCTCTTCTCTTTGCTAACTCTTCATAAGTAGTTTGTAGTGTTTCTCTGAACGATTCCAGTTTCTCATGTTCAGAATTTCTATCCTCAAGTTGTTTGGTAAGTGTTTGAATTTCTGATTCAATGTTCTTGACTTGCCTTTGACAACCAGTGATCTGAGAGTTGTTAGAAGTAATCTCATTAAGTGTTGTACTTAAATACCCATTGAGTGTTTTGAAGTGGGACTCTCTGTCTTCTTCCTTTTTGATCTCATTGAGGAGTTGTTGATATCCCTCTTGTAGATCCTTTGCTTTATTTTGTGAGTCCGTAATTCTATTTACACGAAAGGATTCTTCAATATCCTGATTACAGGTAGGGCAAACCGTATTATCTTTGAAAAATTTATGTTCCTTTACGAGTGTTGAGATCTTATTAGACAATTTACCTTTGATATTACCGAACTCTCTTAGTTTTTGAGTGCAGTTAGAAAACTGTTCAATCTCTCTCTGTGTCTCCTTCAGTTCTTCATTTAGTTTTTGATTTCGATTCATCAGGTTGTTCTCTTCATTCAAGAGATGACCGATGTTCTTTTCTCTATTGTAAATATCTTCCTTACCCTTGTTCTCAATCTGATCGATAAAGTCTTTTTGCATTCGTACCTTATCGTTGAGTGATTCCTTCTTCAACTCAAGTGTACGAACCTCTTCTTTAATGCCACGAATCTTATCTTTGATCAGTGTGTTCATAGAGGAGAAGATCTTGATATCCAACAGGTCTTCTACCACCTCTCTTCGACTACTCGATGGTAGTTGCATGAATGGTACAAAAGAACTACTACCCAGAATCACAATCTGTGTGAAACTCTTGTAGTTCATCTTCAGAACATTCTGTTCCAACCACTTCTGTTGATCCAGTGCAGCTGCCTTCTGGTCAAGTTCTTCACCATTACGCCAGATCTTGAATGTGTTAGGTTTGATTCCCCTTTCAATCTTCCAATCAACCTTATTCACATTGAACTCAATCTCAACCACAGCCCCCTTCTCGTTGGTGGTGTTGATCATCTGTCCTTTGTTGATCTTACGGAATGCCTTTCCGTAGAGTGAGAAGCAGAGTGCATCAAGAATGGTGCTCTTACCGGCACCATTGCTACCCACAATCATTGTGGATCTCTTCTCATTTAATATTACTTCTGTGAATTGATTACCGGTAGAAAGAAAATTCTTCCATCTAATCTTCTCAAAGATAATCATCTGAATTGTCTGGGGGAATCACAACATCATTAGGGGTAATGATCGAATACCTGTGGTCGTGAAGTTCACAGGTCTTGATCATGAGGTTATCATCAATCTCTAGGACTTTCATCTTAGGATAGTCCAGTTCTTCAAGTTGCATACAGTATCGGTTGGCATCATCCTCTTCTGCAAAGATGTAGAGAACCTGTTCCCCTTCATCATCTACAACGGAGTATGCTCCTTCTCTTTCTTTACCTTCTACTGTAATAATGTACATCAGATAAGTTCACATGCTTCCTGGTAAGTATGCCTCATCATTTTTTGAATACGATCTTTGTCAAGATCTGTGTCGGCTTCTTGAATATATCTATCAAGGATAGAAAGAGTATCTTCTGACTCACCTGCTTCAAAGTCATCGGCTTCAACCAGTTGGAAGTTCTCTACGATCTTGAGATCATGAACGCCTACTGAATAGAGTTTGTCAATGAACTTTTCAAACTTTGTAATGTCACTTTTCTTCTTGACAATAACCTTTACGATCTTGTCACTATAGGTAGTAGCATCAAAGAGTTGATGGTCAGTATCCTCATAGTAGATATTATGGAACAATTGGTAAGGATTGTTAACCGGAGTATGTTCTAATGTTTCTGTGTCGAAGAAGTGGAATCCTCTTTCGTCGTTGACATCGTTCCAGAACATCTCGTAGGGATTTCCCAGATAGAAGATCTTCCCATCGGATGATCGAGTGTGATAGTGGCCAGAGAAGACCACCTCGTAGTTCTCAAAGAATTTGCTGTCATGACCGTTTTCCATGATGCAGCCACGATGCGCTCTGAATCCCGTGAGCTCAAGGTGCCCCATCGCGCACTTGCAACTTGAAGTTTCAATAAGCTTGAAAGTCCTTTCAGAATTCTCTTCATTGATCCACGGAATAAACAAAATAGGGAGACCACCGACTTCAACCTCTGTGGCTTGTGAATAAGTAATCACATTATCGTACTCCTCTAACAGGAGATCAATAGCGTTGATACTGTTTGTGTTCTTGTAATATGCATCGTGGTTACCCACCATTAGGTGCATAGTGATACCTCTTTGTTTCAGAGGTTCAAACACTACTCTCTTTGACCAGTCCAAGGCTTTGAAGTCAATACCCTTACGACTATCAAATGCATCACCCATGTGGATGACAGTTGTGATACCTTTCTCGTCTAGAGCAGGAAAGAAGATATCATTGTAGAATTTTTCAAAGTAATCATGAAACAACTTGGATCCTTTCCTTGCTCCAAAGTGTGTATCAGTAATGATGGCTGTTAGCATCCATTCCTCAACTTACTATGCACGCTGTCTTTGATTTGATTATAGTCTGAGTAATTATCACTGTCAAGGTCATTGGCGTCGAAGACTTCATCGAAGTTGGTCTTCTCCAGGATCTTGTTCTTGATCTCTAACTGCTTCTTCTCCATGGAGATACGACGGAGGAAAGCGAAGTAAATGATCTGAGTGAAATATGCAAACGGGTTCTTGGACTTCTCAGGACTGAAGTTATGAATGTATCTGACACAGTTTTCAATACCGTCACAGATCATATCATCCTTGAACATGTAGTTCACAAAGTTAGGCTTATATGAGAGATGATTTGCAATCTTCAAGAAACATTCACCAATGTACCTTGGAATAGGAGGCTTTGGATTATCGTTGAGTTTGGCTCTTTCACACTCTGCAAAGTAGTTCTCTAGTGCGTTGAGAAACTCTTTATTATTGACGTAGTGTTCGGGCTTTGCTTTTCTTCGTCTCATTGTTCCATAGGCGTGTGCAGTAGTCATAATGTTTCTATGTCTTCGGTGATTATACCCGAAAACACTGGGCTTAACAAACCCATGGGATTTCATTAGAATAGGTTTGTCAAAAACAGATACTCTTCTAGCTTGCTTTAAAGAGTTTCTCTAGGGACTTCTTAGTTTCCTCTACGGTTCCTAAGTAACCCATCTTCCTATCTAGTTCTGAGTAATTACCCTTATTCATCTTAGATATGTAGTCTTCGTAATAAAGGATCATTTCTAGATCACCAGATTCTGTCATCAAAAGAACATCATCTAGATCAATTACAAAGTCTGTATTGGTGCTCGTTTTCAACCAGGGCTCCATCTTGTACCCAGCCAACTTACCTCTGACCTTCATCACTTCGACGACTATTGGACTATCCAAATGCAGAAGTGTTCTGTCTCCTTCATCGTTTGGTGTTACCTTTGAAAAGATCTCTTCTCCATTATGCTTGAGTTTAATTGTTGCATAGAATTCCTCTTCCATACTTACTCCTTGATGTTGATTGTTGATATGTCATAGTTAAACTGTTCTTGATTGTATATCTTCACCCTTTCAATAAAGTGGTTCAGGGTATAGTTTTTACGACTGTTAATAGTGGTATCGTCAGCGATATCATATAGTTTGGCTTTCACTTTGTTTTTGCCTTTTCTGAGGACTCTACCAATAGACTGTAGGTTGCGGATCCTACTCTTTGATGGAGAGGCAAAGATAACATTGTGTAAGTTTTTAATATTGATTCCAGTACTGAAGGTTCCGTAAGAAGCCACGATTATGGCGTTATTCTCTTCCTCTGTAATACGCCTGACCTCTTCTCTATCTTCAGCATCTACACCACCGTGAATAAAGAAGACTTTACGATCTTCTTCCACTCTGTTATTTATCTCGTCATATAGAATAGCTCCATGAGCCTCCACTCTGGCATAGAGTATGAGAGTGTTACCTTTCAAATCAACTGCCAAGTTAGTAATGAATTTGTTTCTTGTGGGATGGCCAATCAGGAATTGTATCTCATCTTCAAAGACATCAAACTTCTGTGGTCTATACTTGAGTACGATACATTGAATATCTAATTTAGCCAGGTGCCCTTCATCCTGTAGTTTCTTAGTTTGGGTAACTTTGTATGAGGGTCCAAATAATCCCTCTAATACCCATTTATGAGTCTGTGTACCGTCCAAAGTTCCAGTAAACCCATATCTGTACTTGGCATGATGTAACTTATCCATAATCGAGATAAGTGATTTACTCTTGAAGAGGTGTGCTTCGTCTCCAATAATAACATCATACTCTTCAAAGAATGATCTATCCAGTTGATAAACTGACTGCCAGGTAGTAATAGTCACTTCATTAGTATTGACTCTTTCTCTACCAGCGTAGATTCTATGACAATGATTCTGTGCATCCCAACCATAAGACTCGAAGTCTTTATACATCTGTTCCACAAGTGATGTAGTGGGCACCACAAGTAGAACTTTTCTTTTCATACCTACATGGAATCTTACCACAGAGTAAATCATAAATGACTTACCGGATGCTGTAGGTGAGATGAGAAGTTTACGATTGTATCTCAGTGCATCATAAACTGCATCAATCTGATAGTCCCTTGGTTTGATGTCAGGGCCAGTCAGTGATTTCATATAATCTTTGACACCTTCCTTAGAGATCATCTCATTGACCTCAAAGGGAAGACCGTAGAACTTATTGTCTAGAAACTCGTATGTATATCCCGCTTGTTCACAGAAGGCGATGATCTTATCGAGCAGACCAACATAGATTCTCTTTGTTCTCATATCGAACAAATGAATCTCTCCGTTCCAATGCCTCCTACGATATTGAGGCATAAACTTTGCACCCTCTACCTCAAAGGTAAACCGATCTCTCAGTTCGTGTTCAACATGGGGTTCTGTTTCTATCTTCAGGTAAACTTCATTTACCTTTTGGATAATCAAATGGCTCATGCATATAGGCTTAACCTATATGTATTTATTGGCTGTTTTCAAACTGGTGTTCTAAAATAATTCTATAGAAGTGATCACGCATCGTAATCAGATCTTCTTGTTCTAGAGGATGTCCACCAGACCACTTACTCACTGCCTGTGATAGACCTACATGGATGATACGAACTGCCTGTATAGGAAGTTCCAAGTGATAGTAACTCTCTTCTTCTGATTCCATTAACCTAGACCTGCTGTGAAACGGCTCCACTCGATTGCATTCTTAATCTGGTATGTTCTATTAGTTATCTGTTTGAGGATTTCTTCGATGAATTTCAACATTACATCGTAGTATTCAATCTTCAACGAAACTCCTGAGAGCTTAGTATCTGCATCCAGATACTTCTGCATAGTTTCTTTATCTCTAATCTTCTTAGGAAAGGGATTCTCAATGTATACTTCGGGGTCGGCTTTACCTGCAAAGTACTCATATCTTTCGTGTCTAATATTTTTTCTCTGTTGCTCTGCTTTCTTCCTCAGAAGCATCAGAGTATTATATAGGTCATAATATTTGGAATGCAAAACAGGTATATTAAGAGACTCAGTGTGCAAGTTATCTGGATCAATCTTAGAGTCTTCATTCCACATTCCTTGAAGTGTTTCAAGGTCTATCATACATCAACAACAAATCATAGGTTCGATGTTATAGATAGTATACTTGAAAGTGACAGACGCTGACAAGTACTGAACATCAGATACTTTTGAGTCAAACTGTAGTGGTGATA